CTGTTCGGCAAAGTTATCCACCATCGTAGATGCCGTATTCTCGTCCTCGTGGACGTAAAAATCCGACATCATTATGTAAAAACGGGACATCATTTTAGATAAGTTTCTTCAAGGAAGAGGTGATGCGTTCGACGTAGGCTGGGTCTGCGTTCTTGTTGGATTCAAGTTCGGCGATGTAGTCCTCGATACCCTTCTTGATTACGGCAGGAACATCGTTAGCGGCGAATGACTTGACGAAATCATCCTTCACTTCGGCCAGCCTACCCATTTCGATAACTGCACCAGCCTTTTTGAGTTCGTCCATTGTCGGCACGAACTTGTCGTTAAATTCGTCGATGACGAGACGGATAGGAATTGTGCAGCGGATGAGGTTGATGTAACGTCCGATTGCAACTCTGTCGCTAATGGTCAAATCAATAGTCTTGCTCATGTTAATTCCTGTAAAATGTAGGTACTTACCGTCATTAAAATACATTTTTCAAACGGCATTACGCTGCAAGATGGTATAAACTATTGGTAAATTCCAAAAATATACTTTAATCTGTGAATATGGGTGAACTGTATAGATATAACGGCCTTCCAGTCTTTCAAGTGGACTTGTGCGATTTCCGTACGATAGTCGATGCGGAAGTAAACAATCGGCGACTGTTGTCTAAGAACATCCTGAACGAAGCATTGAAAGAGTTCTACAAATCGGAACGAAAACCAATCTTCTACGTGATGTTCCAAGGAATCAGATTCAAGTATCCCAGGTAGGAAACTATGCTTTATTCATCAAAGAAAAGAAAGCCTGAGAATATAGCGGCCATGGTCATGACGCATATCAGGGATTACGGAGAGAACAACCCGAAAGGCGAACTGTTCGACCGAGTGTTCAACGGCGAAGACCTGAACCGCAACATTGCTAGGTCAAGAAATTCGATAGGACAGGGTGTCCAGCAGATGATGTACCCGAACGGGTTGTCACCTGACGGATTCTCCACCTACATGCCGACCATCATGATTAACGATGGCCAGATTGACCCGACAAAGGTGCAGGACACCATCGCTGAAAACCAAGTGCAGCTCTACTGGCGAAACAACGTGGAACGCATGTTGAAGTACAACATCATAGCCACCCGTTCGGAAGTGAACGAATCGTTGACCCAGATTTGCAACGAGGCTATCTACAAGGACGACAAGGGTGACATCTGCAGCTTGCAGGTCAACGAATACTCCGAGATTGCAGAAGTGACCAAGATGAGCTTGCAGACAATTTTCAAGCGGGATGTCCTCCGCAAGATTTGCAACTTCAAGTACACCGCTTGGCAATACATGAAGAAGATGCTGACCGAAGGCCGTATCTTCCTCGAAGTTGTCTATGACGAATCAACCAATGAAATCGTAGGTCTGAATCTTCTACCTGGCGAAAACATGATTGTCGTCGTTCAGGACAACCTGATTATCGGTTACCGTCAGATGCTCACAGGCACATACGCCCACACAAGCAAGAACTACATCGACTACTCCCCGAACCAGATTCTGTTCCTATCCCTCGACCTCTATGGACCAGGTGGTGTAAACGACCCGAGGTCAATCCTTGAACCAGCAGTAAAGGCTCATAACCAGTTGAACACCATCGAGGACAGCGTGGTTATGTACCGTGTTCTCTGGGGTTCCGAAAAGATGGTTCTCAAAGTGGACGTTGCTGGCCAGCCGAAACCGCAGGCAGAAGCCACGATGAAGGAACAGGCGAAGATGTTCAGCCGCCAGATTGACTACAACTCGGCAACGGGTGAAATCACCAACTGGGGTAAGGCAATCGGTCTTTCCGAACACTTTATCATCCCTGTTCAGGGAGGTTCGTCAGGTTCAAGCATCGAAAGACTACCTGGCGGTGACCAGCTCGGCAACATCGACGACCTTAAATTCTTCAAACGAAATCTAGTTAACGCCTTAATGGTTCCTCCTGGACGTATCACAGCTTTGGCTGGAGACGGCGTCAACTATTCTAACGGTAAGATTGGTGAAGTCACTCAGGCGGAAGTTGCGTTCGCCCGTCTCGTTGACCGTTATCAGACCCCGTTTGAACAGGGCCTCGTCAGGCTGTTCATTATGGTGTTGAATACACGAAAGGAATTTAGTGACCAGATTAAGGTTGAAGAAAACTTCGATATCAAGTTCAAGCGAAGCAACGGTTTCCAAAGCTACATCGACGCTGACGTTTGGACGACCCGTCTTGCCGTGTTTGGCAGCATGATGGAATTTGCCGTGAAGGACGAAGCCCCAAACAACCCGCTTTCTCAGGAATACTGCCTCCGTTACGGGCTCGGCATTTCCGATGCAGACCTCACCCAGAACCGCAAGTGGCGTGAACACGAACAGAAGGTTCTCCTCGGTGAAGAAACCGATGTTGATAGCGGTGAAGGTGGAGGCATTAATGAATTCGGTGGTGGTGGCGGAGGCGGAGGAATGGCCCCCGCACCTGAAACTGGTGCCTTCTAACGAAAATACAGTTACAACACAAGCCTTCGTACAATGTACGGAGGCTTTATTTTTGGTGCAAAATCGCCATTTTTACCCCCAATTAAAATTTCAATGCAGATTTCAGGGTAAAAATTTTTTTGTGAAAATACCTCAATAAACTTAAAGTAGAACTCAAACAGTGCCAGATGGCACAGGATAACAATATGCAACAGTTCAGACCTAAGTCAGCTACGAGCAAGTGGGCTCCGATTCTGGAATCCAACCTTGGCCGTAAGCTCAAGTCCCGTGCTGAAGCTGCTGTGGTTTCCACTCTTCTCGAAACCCAGTGCAAGCTCAACAAGGGTTTCCTCCCAGAATCGGCAAACGTCTCTGCTGACGTGGCTCAGTACCAGCAGTACGCACTTCCGCTGGTTCGCCGTCAGTTCCCGGACTTGCTCGCTATGCAGACCGTGGCAACCATCCCGACCACAACTCCGAACGGAATTTATTTCGCACTTCGTTTCCTCTATGACGACGAAGCTCCGAAGACCGTTGGTTTCCGTCGTGGCTTGAAGAAAGAAATCGGTTACGACCTCGTTGCCGACCACACTGGTGTACACGGCACGTTCAACCCGTGGACAACGACTCAGGGTGAAATGCTCTCCAACTATGCAGAAGGTACGTTCGGCGGCCCGTCTTTCGATGGCGCTGCAATGAACTCTGCTAACAAGGCTGGTAACGCATTCCTCACCAACCACTGGATGGACCAGCCGGGTGTTGGCGACCAGTACAATGAAGCCGAAGGCCACTACAACATCAAGAAGGCCAGCATCAAGGTGGTGTCTGGTGCTATCCGCGTGGGTACGAAGGCTATTAAGTCTCACTACACCTTGGAACTTCAACAGGATATGGCCGCAGCACACGGTCAGGACGTTGAAGCTCTCTTGCTCGAAGGTCTCCAGTTCGAAATCCAGCAGGAAATCGACCGTGAAATCCTCGCTGCTATGGTGTCTGTCGCTCAGAACCCGATGTTCGGTGGTGAAGCAGCTATCACGGTTGACCTCTCCAAGGACGCTCACTTCAACGATGGCCGTTGGGTTGCCGAACGCATCGCTGGCGGTATCGTTAATACGATTATCGCAGTCGCTCGTAAGATTTCTCTTACGACCCGTATGGGCTCTGGTAACTTCGCAATCTGCTCTCCGAGCATCGTTGCTGCTATCTCTACCCTTAACTCTGGTATCTACATCCCGACCTACCTCGGAACGGATGCAGCTGTTCAGCCGGGTGGTGGCGTTTCCGACGCTGGTAGCCTGTTGAATGGCCAGATTAAGCTCTACCAGGATATTTATTCTTGGCAGGACTACGCTCTCGTCGGTTACAAGGGACCGCGCCAGGGAGAAAGCGGCATTATCTTCATGCCGTACATCCCGTACATCTTCTGCAAGACCGCTGGTCAGGAAGACGGTTCTCCGCGTCTCATCGTTAAGAGCCGTTACGCCATCGTCAGCAACTTGCTCGGTTGCGGCCTGTTCTACCGTGTTGTTCGCTTTGTGAACAACGACCTCTTGGGTGTTTCCTTCACTGGCGACATTCCGTGGGAATCTAACGAAGGTCCGACTGTGGGTGTAACCCTCGACACCGTTGGTGTTGCTGTGGGTGGCCACACGCTCGACCGTCCGTTCGGTACGGTTGCTGCGGAAGAAGAGTGGTAATCACTCTCTCCCCTGCAAAGGAACTAAGGGAGCTTGCCTTCGGGCAGGCTCCTTTTTTAGTTACCTGTTTTTCTGGAA